CTCAAAGCATCGACCTATACTGACAACGTAAAGCAGTTCATCGGCTGGATGGACAGGCTGAGCGAAGCCGTCACTGAGGACTATCGCAGTCCCCTATTTGGCGAGCTTACTCGCAAACAAGTGTTTGAAGAGTACTTACGAAATGTGCCATTGGAAGGTCCGAAATTTTCGGAGCACATGAGTGAGCGTGAACACAAGGAAGCTAAACGCATCCTTACCCCATGGTCAGAGCGACCTCCCTGGTCTGCATGGGGACCACAAACGGTAGCAAGTTACTACGCGCCAAAGGATCCACCCCTTAACACGTTAGAAACGGCGACCTCCCGTCTCAAGCAGAAACTTGGAACGGGTCCAGGCCAACCTTGGCCACTAAAGAAGGCCTATCATCAACTCCCTTCTACGACTAGCTCAGGACTCGAATGGCTAGTAACACCGTGGAAAGCAGAGGTAGGTTCTGAGGTTCTACGATTAGTAGAATCCGCTTGGAGGAATGACAATCCAATTGACATTCCCCCCTCCATGCCCATGTGGCGAGTCGATCCTCCAGGAAAGGTTCGATTTGCGTGGGCGGAGTCAAAGATAGAAGCAGTAGCCGGAGCCCCATTCGTCTACCCACTAATAGCTAGCTGGCGTGACATCAACGAATTTGTAGCTTGGAAAGGTCCAAACTACGCACAGCCTTTAGTTTCAGAAACTTTACAGACTCACCCTGGAAATGTTCTGTCAATAGACTATAGCACGTTCGATCAAACGCAAAGCCCCAGACTGATACGGCATGCGTGCGACATCATGCATGAAGCTTGTGGATATCGCAAACCGAATTTCTTCAACTCATGGGTTGACAACCTCGTCCAAGGACCTGTCTTAACCCCTGATCGAGAGTTAACTGGGTATCACGGCATACCATCTGGTTCGGTGGCAACGAATATGGTGGACACCATAAATAACATGCTTTGTATCGAGGGATATCTGGATACTTACGGCATCGATGGAGTGTACTTCGCACTCGGGGATGATGCGGTAATTATCGGTGAAGGTGTTGACCCTGTAGACTTCGCGGATTTTGCAACTGCAGATTTTGGTTTTGTCGCTAACGCGGAAAAGCAATTCTTCAGTACAAGTAAAGCTGCCGACTTTCTCCAAATGTCGTACTATGTTGAGAACGGATACAAACCAACATATCCCGTCTCGCGTGTAGCCTGGCGGATGATTGGATACGAAAGACATCGGTACCGAGGTAAAGACTGGAATGAATGGGGTGTTGTTGTTAGAACTTTGCAACAGCTTCAGAATGCAATCAACAATCCAAGCATCGATAAGATGGTTGAATGGATTCAACGCGACGGAGATAGACTGAAACTCGGAGCCGACGAGGATCCTCAAGAAATTTTGGAACTCGCAGGCAAACCCGCTAAACAAATGACGGAGGAAAGAGCACGATGGGACCCGGGAGCCGAAGAGTCTCGTCCATTCCGTGAATGGGAGATAAACAAGCTAGTGCGAAG